GGGACCGGTGAAAACTCAGATCATCGGTAAAGAGACTCCAGAGAAAAAAGAAGCAGCCGTTCGCGTGCGCGACGATATGAACTATCAACTAACTGAGCGTATGGTTGAGTATCGCCCAGAGCACGAAAGAATGTTGTGGGGTTTGGGCTTAGCAGGTAATGCGTTTAAGAAAGTCTACTACGATCCATCACTAGAGCGGCAGGTATCTATATTTGTCCCCGCCGAAGATATTATTGTGCCCTACGGCGCCTCTAGTTTAGAGACAGCAGAACGTGTGACACACGTAATGCGTAAAACTAAAAATGAGCTGAAGAAGCTTATGGTTGCTGGGTTTTACAAGGATATTGAGTTACCAGAACCACAGAGTTCACTAGATGAAGTAGAAAAGAAAATTGCTGAAAAGATGGGCTTTCAAGCCACCAGCGATGATAGATACAAAATACTTGAGATACATGCAGATTTAGTAATTGAAGATGATAAGTATGCAGACGTAGATGAGGACGGAAAACCTACTGAGATAGCTCTACCGTATGTAATAACGATTGATAAAGATACGCAAGAGATTCTAGCAATCCGTCGCAACTGGAACCCTGATGATGATTTAAGGGCTAAACGCCAACACTTCGTACACTATGGATACATACCAGCATTTGGGTTTTATCATTTTGGTCTTATTCACCTCATTGGCTCTTTTGCTAAGTCTGGTACTTCGATTCTTCGACAACTTGTTGATGCTGGTACTTTGTCTAACTTACCGGGAGGTTTTAAAACCCGAGGACTCCGAGTCAAAGGTGATGACACGCCAATCTCTCCAGCAGAGTTCAGAGACGTAGACGTACCGAGCGGTACTATTAAAGACAACATCATGACGCTCCCATATAAGGAGCCAAGCCAAGTTTTATCTGGACTGTTAAATCAGATCATTGATGATGGTCGCCGGTTTGCAGCGATTGCTGACCTTAAGGTTAGTGATATGTCGTCTCAGTCACCGGTAGGTACAACGCTGGCTATATTAGAGCGCATGCTCAAAGTGATGTCGGCAGTGCAAGCACGGATTCACTACAGCATGAAGCAGGAGTTCAGGCTCCTCAAAATTATTATTCGTGACTATACCCCCGAGGACTACTCATATGAGCCGGTAGAGGGCACCAGAAGCGTAAAGCAGTCGGACTATGACCAAGTGGATGTGATTCCCGTGTCAGACCCCAACGCTGCCACGATGTCGCAAAAGGTGGTTCAGTATCAAGCCGTTATGCAGTTGGCTCAGCAGTCTCCCCAGATTTATGACCTCCCGATGCTCCACAGGCAGATGCTAGAGGTGCTGGGTATTAAGAACGCTGAAAAATTAGTACCGATGCCGGAAGACCAGAAACCGCGTGATCCGATATCTGAGAACATGGCTGTTATTAATGGCAAGCCAGTCAAGGCGTTTATCTACCAAGACCACGAGGCACACATCACTGTCCATATGATGGCTATGCAGGACCCGAAGATGGCACAGTTGATTGGTCAGAACCCGATGGCTGGGCAGATTCAGGCAGCGGCAATGGCTCACATACAAGAGCATGTGGCGTTCCAGTACCGCAAGGAGATGGAAGAGCAAATAGGTACAGAACTACCCCCGCCGGATCAAGATTTGCCGGAAGAGTACGAGTTGGCTATATCTCGCTTGGCAGCTAGGGGCGCAGCCAAACTCCTACAGAAGGATCAGGCAGAAATGGCTCAACAGCAGGCCCAAGCCGAGGCAGAGAATCCGCTTACCCAGATTCAGATGCGCGAGTTGGCTGTCAAAGAAGGCGAACTGCAGCGCAAGATGAGAAAAGACATCCTAGACGCCACCGCAAAGGCGGATCAGTTGGAGTTGGAGGAGAAACGCATTGAGGTGCAGGCTGAAATAGAAGGCACAAAACTTGGCTTAAAAGCTGGTCAGGACAGAACTGACCGGGAAGCCAACATGGAGTTAGAAGGCGTAAGACTTGGCCTACAAGTCGCCCAAGCCTCAAAAGGATCCCAACAACCTAAAAAGGAGAGTAAATGAGTAATGACATTCTCAAGTATCTTTCAGACAAGATACGAGAGGAAATGAAGGTAATAGAGCAGGACACCGTCCTAGGTAACGCTAAGGATTTCGGGGCCTACCAATATGGCTGCGGAATCTATCGCGGATTACTAATCGCAAATAATATTCTTATAGAAACAGCAGAAAGGATGGAACAAAACGATGACTGAGCTTGCCATCGCAACGGAAGACGGTGAAGTAAGTACTCTGCCAGATACAGATGACCGAAAAGCCAAGCAGTTACCGGACCCCTCTGGATACCGCATTTTGTGCGGGATTCCTAATATAGAGGAGCAGTACGAAAGCGGAATTATTAAATCTGACATGACCCTTCAACACGAAGAGCTCCTCACAACGGTGCTTTTTGTCGTAAAGATGGGGCCGGATTGCTATAAGGACGCTGCAAGGTTCCCATCAGGACCTTGGTGTAAGGAAGGGGATTTTATTCTTGTGCGCCCTCACGCAGGCACACGGTTAAAGATCCATGGTCGAGAGTTCAGGATCATCAACGATGACTCCGTTGAGGGAGTAGTCGAGGATCCACGCGGTATTTCACGTAAATAAGGAGCCCCCAAAATGGCTGAAATGGAAAAGAAGGACGATTTTGAAGTTGAAATGGAAGGGGAAGATCAGGGTAAACCCTTACAAATTGACGTTGAGGACGACACCCCAGAGGAAGATCGTGGTCGCAACCCTCTACCGAAAGAAATGGTTGAAAAGCTTGAGCAGGAAGATGAACTTGATAAATATGACGATGAAGTCAAGTCCAAGATTAGGCAAGCTAAGAAGGTCTATCACGACGAGAGGAGAGAGAAAGAACGAGCTTTCCGAGAGCGTGAGGAGGCTATAAATCTAGCCAAACAGGCTATCGAGGAAAACAAACGGCTTAAATCTAGGCTGACTGAAGGCGAGAAAATCTATGCCGATACAGCCAAAGATGCCGCTTCCCGGGCGCTGGAGATGGCGAAAGCTGAATACAAAGCCGCGTATGACGCTGGCGATGGAGATGCTCTAGCCGCCGCACAGGTAAAGATTACTGAGGCTACTTTTTCACTAAAACAGGCAAATGACTTTAAACCTACTTTACAAACGCCTGAAAAAGAAGTACAAATACCCCAAAGTAAAACTGAAGCCGCTCCTCTGGAGCCAAAAACCGCAGAGTGGCTTGAGAAGAACCCTTGGTTTGGCAGTCCCAAATATAAGGCGATGTCCAGTTTAGCTTATGGTGTACATGAAGAACTGCTTGACGAATACGGGCAGAAATTTAATGGCACCGAAGAGTATTTCCGTCGTATTGACAAAGCAGTACGGCGTTCTTTTCCAGACTACTTCAAAAATGTAGATGGAGAGGAAGAGGAAGTTGAGGACCAAAAACCTCAGCAAGCGCGCTCTAAATCTGCGCCAGTAGTTGCTCCGGCTTCAAGAAGTACGGCTCCCAAAAGAGTCAAACTTAGGCAGTCGCAACTTGATGTTGTGAAACGGTTAGGGATCACTCCCGAGCAGTATGCTAAAGAATTTTTGAAATTGGAGAACTAAAATGGCAGAAACTAGATTACAGCGTGAGTTTGATAACCGATCTACCACGGAGCGTCCTAAAGCTTGGATGCCTGCTTCGGCATTACCGGAGCCAGACAAACAGCCGGGATACTCGTATCGTTGGATTCGGGTTGCGTCAATGGGACAGTCCGACGCCAAAAACGTTTCCGCTAAAACACGGGAAGGGTGGGAGCCTGTACGAATTGAAGAGCAACCAAAGTTTCAGATGTTAATTGATCCCAATAGTCGTTTTAAGGACAACATTGAGGTCGCTGGATTGTTACTCTGCAAGATCCCTACTGAATTTATGGACCAGCGTAAGCAGTACTACGCCAAGGCCACAAAGGACAATATGGATGCTGTAGATAATACATTCATGAGAGAGAACGATAGTCGGATGCCTCTATTTAAAGAGAAAAGGTCTACGACTTCGTTCGGTAAAGGTAAATAAACTTTTAACGAGGTTAAAAAATGGCATATCCTACCGTATCAGGCCCTTACGGGCTTATTCCGATCAATTTGATCGGCGGTCAGGTGTTTGCTGGTGCTACTCGTCAGATCCCCATCGGTACAGGTGAGGCAACCGCTATTTTCTTTGGCGACGTTGTCAATCTTAATTCCGACGGGAATATCACGAAGTTGACCACCACGGACTCTGGCTCTGCTGTTGGTGTTTTTCTAGGTGTCACCTATGTCGATCCGACATTTGGTCTGACTTTCCGTCAGTACTACCCCGGTGGCTTAACAAACTCCACGATATCTGCCTATGTGCAAGATGATCCGGATGCTTTGTTTAAAGCTGCAGTGTGTGACACTGGTACAACAACCATCAGCTACTTAAACCGTACTGATGTTAATCGTAACGCTGCTTTGGTTCAGAACTCTGGTTCTACGACTACAGGCAACTCTGGTGTAGCCATCAATGATGCGACCAACACCACGACCACCCTGCCGGTTCGTATTATCGACGTTGTTCCTGAGACAGCAATCGCTGGTTTCCCCGGTTCTTACACGGAAGTGATCGTGAAGTGGAACTTTGGTGTGCACCGGTATTACAACGCCACTGGCGTATAAGGAGCATATTAAATGGCTATTTCCCGCGCACAACTACTGAAGGAACTCCTCCCGGGACTGAACGCTTTGTTTGGTCTTGAGTATGCTCGTTACGGCGAAGAGCATAAAGAGATTTTCGAAACCGAAACCTCTGAGCGTTCCTTCGAAGAAGAAACAAAACTGTCTGGCTTCTCAGCCGCTCCTGTCAAAAACGAAGGTTCTGCCATCGCTTATGACAACGGACAAGAGGCATGGACTGCTCGCTACAACCACGAAACCATTGCTCTTGGCTTCTCGCTGACGGAAGAGGCAATTGAGGACAACCTCTATGACTCCCTATCCAGCCGGTATACCAAGGCTTTGGCCCGTGCTATGGCTTACACCAAGCAGACTAAGGCTGCTGCGATCCTGAATAACGGCTTTGACTCGGACTACACCTATGGTGACGGTCAGCCTTTGTTTAGTACTACGCACCCCCTGATCTCTGGTGGCGTCAACAGCAACGAACCCGCAACTCCTGCTGACCTTTCTGAGACCTCCCTTGAGGCCGCTGTTATTCAGATCGCTGCTTGGACGGACGAGCGTGGCCTGCTGATTGCTGCAAAGCCGCGTAAATTGGTCGTTGCTCCCTCCAATATGTTCGTTGCGACTCGTATTCTTGAGACGGAACTGCGTGTTGGTACGGCTGATAACGACATCAACGCTCTGAAGAGCAATGGTTCGATCCCAGAGGGTTACACAGTTAACCACTTCTTGACCGACCCAGATGCTTGGTTCCTCTGCACAGACGTTCCTAACGGTCTGAAGCACTTCGTTCGTACCCCGATGGCAACATCGATGGACGGCGACTTCGACACCGGTAACGTCCGTTACAAGGCCCGTGAGCGTTATTCGTTCGGTGCTAGTGACCCGCTTGGTGTCTTCGGTTCACCCGGCGCGTAATGTTGTAAGAGGGGGGTTGCAAAACCCCCCTTTTGTTGTATTCTTTAGGTACTAGGATTTATTTAGCCCATACGACTGGCCTAGCAGACGTTATAGAGACTTATGGGCGATGTGCTATAACACGAAAGGTTTATTATGGCTATTACCACGTTCAGCGGCCCAGTGGCGTCGCAAAATGGCTTCATTGGTGGCACCGCTACCGATCCAATTACAGTAACTACTGCTGAAAATATCTCCAGTTTCTACGGCACGGCAGAGAATACTACTGGCGATACACGGCTTTCTTATAACCGTCTGACCTTTACCTCTACTGGTTCTGGTGAAACTATCCGTGCTCTTACTCGCGTTACCGGCGCTAATGCCGCTACTGGCGGTACAGTTAACGGTGCTCACATTTCTTTATCTGTTAATACCGGCGGTTCTATCTCTGGTGCTGGTAACGGATTACGTGTAACCCTTGGTGCTGCTGCCAGCGTAACGGTTGGTGGTACTGTTGCAGCCCTACAGGTTGATTCAGATATTGGTGCTGGCGCAACGCTACCCGGAAACGCTTCGTTTATCCGTGTAACCAACAGCGGTTCGGGGACAATCAGTAACTTGTTCAACCTTCCCGATGCAATGGTTCAGGCTATTGGTGCTACGTCTACTACTGCCACCCAAAAAATCCGTTTCGTTGATTCGGCTGGTACTGCGTACTTCTTGTATGCAATCGAAGCCTAATGCAGATAACGAAAGAGTTTTTGCAATCGGAGATTAAGAAAATGGAAGAACAACGGAATCACGCACATGACGTAGCCGTTGCTTCCCAAGCGGCTATTGACACCATGACGGCGTTGATAGACCGCCTCGATCTCCCAGAACAGAACACGGAGAACCAAAATGGCAACAATGCAATATGATGTATTTGCGACGCAACCGCTAACGGCTACTGGAGATTTCCAAGATCAAAACGGTAACGACATTAACCGAACTCGTATCAAAACCGTGTATGCGATTAATGGTGCAAGCGCTGGTTCTGTCGTTATTCGTGAAGGTGGCGCTAGTGGAAATGTCGTACTTACTGTAAACACTTCTTCAAGCGGCACGGCTGGATATACCATTATCCCGTTACCGGGTGAAGGTATTCTGGTCAAAACCGGTACGATGCACGGTACCGTTACTAACACAACCTCAATGGTACTTTTCTACGGATAACCAAAAAATGCAAAATGAAAAAGGTTACACGTTGGCAGGCCGCAAGGTGTTTTTTGGCATACCTGCTTACGATCACAAAGTCTCCCTCAAACAAGCAATTTCGTTGATGCGGTTTGCCCAACAGGCGCCACAGCACGGGATTGACATTACGATTGGAAGTATTTGTGGGTGCTCGGTTGTATCACGAGCACGTAATCTTTTGGTTCAGGACTTCCTAGAATCTGATGCAACGGATCTGATGTTTATTGATGCCGACATCAACTTTCAACCAGAAGACATTATCCGTCTACTGGCTTGGCTGTCAGAACCAAACATTGATATTGCTGCTGGCATCCCGTGCGCCCGTAAGGTTGAGAAGACCTACATAGTTACGCTAGATGAAGATGGAAACGGCGTCACTATGAACGCTAT